AGAGGCACTAGTTGCATTTGTCCCACCATTGGCAATGGGCAGTGTCCCGGCAACCTCAGTTGCCAAAGACACTGTGCCAATGATTTCGTGCGCCTCATCCCACTGGACAGCGCCAATGGGAGGGGTTGAGCCGCTTTCTGTAGTAAGCGTGTTATGCTTTACGGTAAGAGCCATAGAACGAACCCGCCTTATTTAGAGTTTTATTATGCTAAAAGTATCAATCTTCAGTGATTGTACTTGTGTTTTTGATGCGCGGGATCACACCAGCAGCCATTGTAATTGATGGCGTAATTGTGCCTTTATACAACAACTTACCAGCGCCAGATGCGGTGCTGACAATGCCGAAGTGAGTGATTGCTGCACCTGGCGATGCAGTGCATTCGCCAAAATCAACATTGCTTGGCGGCGACACGCTGTTGCCTGTAACCGTAAAGCCAGCACCCGAACGGGCGGCAGCTACACGGGCATACCCAGTATAGGCGGTTTCCGAAGTAACAGCCGTACCAGTTTCGCCGGGATCGGCGGTGTGAAGCGACCAATACAGCGAACCCGCTGCGGTAGAGCCGCGAACGCCAGTTGCATCACCAACGTCTGCAATTGCAGTGTTGTTGAATATCAGCGCCAGTAAATCATTTTCAAATACGTTAGATTTTGACATTATTTTGCCTTTCTTGTTTCTGGCGCGGTAGTCTTGGTTGCGCGTTCAATCTTTTCTTCAGCAACCGGAATTGCAAAGCCTGCTTCAATAAAGCGGATTGCTTCGGCGCTACTAAATCTGTCGGTGATTTCGCCTGCATCAAGCGAATATTCGGGGCCAACTAAGCTGGCGGTCATCTTGATCTTCATGGCGAACTCCCAAAAGAAAGGCGAGAGCCGTTAAGCCCCCGCCCTTTTCATTATGCTTGGATGATGTGCTTTACAGCGCCTGTCTGGATCAAGTCACCGTCAAGACGGATAACGCCAGCCAAGCCGATGTTTGGCCAGTAGTATTCGCGGCGAACACCAATCACAGGTGCGCCAACCTTACGAACATAATATTTGCCAAAGTCACCGAACACAACCGACTTCTGGCCAGTTGCAACGTTCGCCATCGCCTGATTGACGCTGTAGTTCTGACCAAGCAACGTGCCTGGTGCGCCTACGCGAATATCGCCCATCTGCCACAGGTAGTTGTTCTGACCGTCCTTCAGTTTGCGAATAACAGCAAGGGTGCTGTCATTGAACATGAAGCGGGCCTTTGGCGACATACGATATGCAGGGTCAACCGAGTGCATCAGGTCGATGAGTTCGTCACCTAAAAGAGCAGTCGCACCAGCGGCAGTCTTACCAAGTCCCGACGCAGCAACGATACCCAAAGGATCGCCAGTGCCGTCGCCAGTTGTCAGTTCAGTGTTGACGCGGCGGGCAAGACGCTCACCAAGCAATTCACCAATGAAGGTTTCAACGTCAATGGCGCTGTCTTGCAACAGTTCCAAAGAAACTTGAAGCCACTCGGTATTGTACGCAAATGCACCCAGCGACATTTTGCTGAATACGGCATCTTCGCCAGCATCGTCAGTCAAAGCACCAGCTTCTGTGTGCTGTGCAGTTGCACGGCCAGTGTCATCGGTGCGTGGGAAATCAAGCGGGTTGCCTGATGCAGTTGTCAGAACCGTGCAGATGTCTTCATCATACATTGGTCCCCACATTTTCATTGTCTTATCAACAACGCGGGCCAAATCTGTTGGTACAGTGAAACCACCAGCGGCATTAGTCGTTGACTGTGCGCGGGTGTCCATCTTTTCAACAATGCCGGACTTGATAACCGAGCGGGCTTCCGAAGAAATATCCTGCACGTTAAAGCCAGAGCGTACCAGTTCGATAAACGCATCGCGGTAAGCAGGCTTTTCAGCTTCGTCTTGACCACGGCCTTCGCCGCTCTGGTCAGGGCGGGCTTCTTCACGCGCCTTTTGCGAACGTGCTTCCATTGCAGCAAGCTTAGTTTCGCGCTCAATCAACTTTTCGGTCTTGTCGAAGTCATCCATGATTGCGTCATGGCGGGCTTCCAATTCAGCCGAACGTGCTTCGTCTGTGTTGCTCTTGATTTCGTCAAGTGCTTCGCGGGCTTGGGTTACCAAGCGACCACGCTTATCGTGTAGTTCAATAGACATTTTTGCGTTTCCTTAAAGCAAAAAGGCCCACCAAAACGGCGGACCTCGATGCCTTTCCCAAGGGCGGAGTGATGGGCTCCGCAGAAACGCGGGAATAAAAAAGGCGGACCTAAGCCCGCCCTTCAAAACTCTATTTTATGTGTGGTTAAATGTTGCGGAACTTCTGTTCAGCAGTGGCTTTCCGCAATGCTATGCGGGCCTCTGCAAGTTTCCGGTTAAATTCTGCCTTAGCCTTATCAGCTTCTGATTTGGCGTTGTCCTTGGAGCGCATCGCAAGGCTAGTGTCAGCATAAGCGGGCCAGGTAACGGCGCTAACTTCGTGCAACTCAATTCCATAAATCGTGCGAATGGCAGGCTCTACAGTGTCATCCCATTCGTCTTGGGTTACGCGGAAGCCAAAGGACATTCCGTCAATATCGCCACGGGTAACAAGTTCGCCAATGTCGCGGCCATCAGTTGTGTCAGGCAAGTCGATTTCAACCGACAATCCCATCTCATCTTCTTTTAAGCGCAACGTGCCAGCCTTTGTGCGCCCGATGATGCGCCCGCTGTCGTGATCGACAAGCGCACGAACGTCTGCGCTTTTCAGCGTTTCAGCAAATGCTCCAGGCATAATAACTTCGCGGAATGATCCGCCGATGTTTGCCTCAGAATTAAAGACAGCAGCATATCCCGCCATTGTCCGCTTTTCACCCTCTGCCCGCAATTCTGGCACTGCCATGACCGAGCGTTTCTCAATTTGCATTATTAAATCCCCCGCCGCCGTCTGCTGGCTGGCTATCAATTGGAACGGTTGCTCCTTGGATAAATAGTTTGTCTGCATTCCCGCCCTGTGCTGGCCGGTTATCAAGTGCCCTTGCCTCATTTGGCGTAAGCAACGAGTTCTGAATTGCACTAGCCAAGCCAGACATGCGCGTTGCAAAGTCGCCACGCAGCAAGCCATCAAGGTTATGCTCAACAAAGCGTCCGCCATTCTTTTGGCCAAACAGCTTTAGGTTCATTTCTTGCTCCAAGGCTTCAGCCCACTGGCTGACAACGTGCTTCACCAGATGCAAATCTTGCTGCTCTGTGTTGCTGAACGTGCCGTGGGTAAGGTCTTGCAAGAAAACTGGCGGCAAGTTGTAGATGCGGGCGATTTCCTCAATCTGGAACCGCCGCGCCTCTGTCATCTGCCCCTTGTCAGGATCAAAGCCAACTGGCGTCAACTTGTGACCAGGTGGCATTGGGAATATTGGCTTGTCTTGCGACTTTGCGTTGTCGATGGCGCGGTTTATGTCGGCCATTGCCCGCTTGAATGCTTCTGGCCCTTGTGGAAGTGGGCCTTCCAATGCCAGCGGCGGAACCCCGCCCCCTGCAAAGAACTTGCTACCGTAATCATTCATGGCAATTGCAAGCTGAATAGCCTTCTGGCCCTTCATAATTGGGCCATAGTGGTCAATGCCGTTAGACTTCAGCATGAACGAAACGTCGATTATATCGGCGCTTGAGTAGTCCTTGCCGCCGATTTCATACGTTGTTTTGCCGGTAGATGACCGCCTAATCCGGGCTTTAACGGGATCAACAGGCCACAACGCGACAACATTGCTGCCGCTGCGCTCAATCCAAATCAGGCCGCGTCCGCCTGTTAGCACTTGCTGCCAGAAATGTTGGCGCAATTTGAAGCTGGTCCACTCTGGATTTGGCGCTTCGTGCATCAAAACTTGTAGCCCACCGGCTATCTTTTCGCTGCCGTTTGCCGTCTTGCGGTAGCTATGCAAAGGCAATGCGGCCAATGTCCGAGCCAAGAATGACACAGCCGCCCACACCGCTGGCACAGTAAGCGCCGTATCAATGGACACGTTAGGCAACGCAATGTCACCAATGCCGTAGACTTGCAGTATGTTTACATCTGGGCGCTCAATGCCGGGTAATTCAGTTATCATGCGCTTTTCAGCGACTAAATTATCAAAAGGCCACATTATGCCACCGCCAAACTAAATGCAGGATCGTCCCAAGGCGAGAACGGTATTGATTCAACGTTCATAGCCTCAACCCCTCGCGCCATTGCCAGCGCCACTAATCCGTCAATCCGGCCCGTTGCCTTTGACTTGTCTAGTTTCCGATTTCCCGCAGGGTCTGAAACTGCCACCGCGTTAGCGGCGCACATCGCAAGCGGCGCATTCCCGCCGTGCAATAAATTCTCTTTCAATAAATCTTCTTCTAAGGCGTCCAGTGCTGGGGCCATCGAAAGGTAGCCCTGGCCGAACGGCTCAAGCGGCAATTCAACGCCAGCCTGTTCCAATGCAGTCTGCATCCGATCCATCCGCCAGCGGTCAAACGCTATCCGGCTAATCGTCATGCCCGCTGTAATCTCGCCAATATCCCGCGCCACAAATGCGTAATCAATCACACGCCCTGGCGTTGTCCTGATAAGCCCTTGCTTAACCCAGACATCGTAAGGCGCACGGTCACGCTTCGCAGCGTCCGCAACACTATCATGCGGCATCCAAAAATACGGCTGAACGTGCAGCTTGCCATCAATCCGGCATGTAAGCACCAGGCTAGTCAAGTCGGTGGTAGCCGATAGATCAAGCCCGCCATAAACTTGGCCGGTAAATTCTTCTGGCGCTCTATTGCCAGCCTTCCAAATACTAGCCGACACAAACGCCGAAACCATGTTCACGCGCTGGTTAAGCGTTAGAACGCGGAACGTAGCTTCATTCGACGGCATCCGCATTGCCTGCGCTGCCTGTTCCTCAACATCGCGCAAAGACCTAAACAACCCAAGTGCCGGGTTAGCGGCCTCCCATGCTGCCTTGTCATCTAGTTCGCAATCTTCAGGCGCTGCGTAGACATGGCTGACAATGGAAGGATCGTTAGACCGCTCCGCATCGTCCAGCCATATCGAAAACAAATCAGCATCCGTTGGCGCTTGTGTTGAGATAACCAGCAAAAGCGGTGCGTCATGGGCGCCCTGGGATGTGGTTATCGCGTCAACAAAGTCGCTTTGCGGGCCTCTTACCTGTCCGATTTCGTCTAGTATCGCCAACACCGGACTAAGGCCGTGGGCAGTCTTGCCTTCAGCAGCCAGAGCCCGAAACTCTGTATTCATGTTTAAGCCGATTAACCGCTTACCCGATGGGATAATGCGAACAATCTTTTGCAGTTCAGGTGACATCTGAACCATCTTTGCGGCCAGGTTAAACACCAACGCAGCTTGATCCCGCGACAATGCGCCCGAAACCAACTGTGCGTTCAACTTTGCTTCTGGCCCTACCAGGCAAGCCAACAACAAGCAGGCAATCAAAGCCGTCTTGCCGTTCTTTCGCCCGATGCTCAAATACCCGCGCCGTGTTCCCGCTGGGTTATCAAACACCGCCATGATGAAGTCGCGTTGGAACTTCACCAGCTTGATAGGCTGGCCCACCTTTGCGCCTTCTGGGATGCGGATGAATTTTTCAATAAATCTGCAAACCTTCTCGCCGCGTGTCACTGAATTGATGGCCTCGCCAGCAAGTCATCATCAAGCGGGTTATTGTCTTCAATATTCTTAGCCATCATGCGGCGCTTCTCAACGTCCCTGGCCTCACCACCCTTGCCCCGTGCATGGATGCCTAGCGTTTGGCGGTACTTGATAATGCGCGAATGCAGATCAGCAATGATCCGAACCCGTGGGTTAGCCGCTGGATTGCCGCCTGCCGTTGAAACCACTGTGCCTTCAGCATCAAGCAGAACGTCCTCTTGCTCCATCTTGCGTAGCGACTTCGACAGCAACGCCGCCAGTTCCAGATCGTGCGCCGTCCATTCAGATTTTGCCTTCTCTGCCAACACCGACAACCAAAACGGCATGTCGGCTTGCGTCATCGTAATATGCGCCGGAGGGCATATCTCTGTAGTCGCCTTTAGCATGACCGCTACCGCAGCCGTGGCGCTATCTATGCGCTGTGTACGTTTAGCCATGTTGCCCCTTCACGCGCACGGGCGAGAAACTGTATTAGCAATGCTTTTCTTG